TGTCTCGAGGTTATCCTCGCCGAGCGCGATTGCCGGGTCGTCGATGTTCCTCGGCGTGAGCTCTATCTTGTGATGCACGATAACGCCGGGCTCGCCACAATGGACGCATAGCCCCGCGTCGCGCTTGAGAATATACGCTCGTGTGCGTCTCCATGCCGGAGACTCGTAAAACGCTTTTGCAAACTCTCTCATGCTCTCCGCCTCCGAATGGGTAAAGAGAACGCCCCGCACGGCCTCAAGCGTCCTCACGCATAAGCGCAAGGGCTCGACCATGTAGGGCGCACGGCGGCGAGGTTTCCCTCGACCTCTCTTTACGCCTCAATGATAGCACGGGGAAAATGCAAGTTTCCATACACCTTTTTTTCAATACATGAGAATAAGCGAGAAAGCGCCTTACATGGACGGCATAGCCCCCGCGCCGAAGTAGAGGAGAGCGAAGCGCACAAGAGCTTTGTTGCGCTGGTCGTAGATGGACGTAGGCGAGGCGTAGCATACGGCCTCGGCGATTTCTTCCTTGCTCTTGCGCTCGATGTACCAAAGCCGGAGGATACGCGCGTCGGCCTCGTCCATCTGCGCGAGCACGTCGTCGATTTCCTCGACCTTATCCCGGGTAACTTGGATTTCCCGCATAACCTCGGCGAGCTCGAGGCAGTCCGCGAGCGCGTCGTTTACAGATTTCGCGCCCGTGTACGGCTTGGACATATCCGCCGACGGATACTCCGACGGCGCGCCGTATCGTAAAATGCGCTCCTTTTTCCGCTCGAGATTGCCTAAAGCCGTCTCGAGCAAGCCGCGAGCGCGGAGAGTTTTCTCCGCCGCCTCGAAATAGTTAATCATTAGCTCGCCCTCCTCGTGCGTTATCGTGGTTTAGGCGCGTTTCCCTCCGTGGCGGTATTCGCGTCCCTTGTTGTACTCATGCTTTGCCATGAGCACGGCCTCAACGTCCACGCCCATATAGGCGAGGTAATCGAGGATGCGGATAATCGCGTCGCAAAGCTCGACGGCGACTCCCTCCGGCTTGCAAGTGCCGGTTTTCTCGTCCTTGTCGCAAGCACCCTCGAACTCGCACACCGCGCCCGGGATGCCACAGCACCCATAAATAGCCGGATTGCCGTCGCGCCACTCCTCGAGCGCCTCCGACACTTCCGAATGAATGAGCGCGGCGACCTCGGGAAAGCTCCGAGCCGTCTCCCACCATCCATGCGCGACCGCGTTTTCGTGGACTTCTTTCGCAAATTCGTTTACTGTCATTTTCGTTTCCTCCGTTTCGGTTTTATAAATACACCGTCCCGCCGATAAAAGCGGGCGACGATATACTTTCCTCCGTTTACGTCGTTATGCCATGCGCCAGCATCCGCGAGGAAATAGCCCGGATAGAGCCTTTCATACTCGGCGTTGTTGGTCGTGTCGCGGGTGAGCTCCTCGGCGCGCTTGCCGGAGATACGCCCGTCCCGTGTTTTCGGCTCCGGGTCGATAAGGTTTTTCGAGGCGTTCCATGCTCGAGCATAGAGCGGGCTCTTGACGATGTAGTGACCGAGCCCGGCAAGGCCGCTCTCCGTGAACTGCAAACGGCGGGAGTTCGCGTACCCGAGCCCCCATAGCTTTTCGAGCTCGTCTCTATCCATTCCGCCGGATAGCGTGACGTGATGATGATAGCGCCCATTCTTGGAGCCCTTTTCCGTAACGGCTATGTACTTGAGCGGCGGGAGCCCTTGCTTTTTCCGTGCTCTCTGCACCCGGCGGATATAATTCCGTAAAAGGCGTTGCGCCTCCTCCGGGCTCTCCGGCTGTTGCTGATAGGTCAAATGGATTTCGAGGTCGTCCGGCGTAAAGTTCGCGTGGAGGAGGCGGACGAGCTTTTCCTCTCTATGCCGCTGATTGAGTTTCGCTTGAGCGGCGGAGGTCGGCTTGCTCCGCTTGCCTCTGCTCCGGCCTTGCCGATAGGTTGGGTAGATATATACGTCGAGATACTCGCCGCAATAATAGCGTTTCTCTCTGTAAACTGTTTTCATGTGATACCCTCCGACGAGAGCTCGTCTATGGTCGGTTTGTTAATATTCCATACGAGCCCGTAAAAACGCGCTTTGCGCTCGATTTTTTACCCTTGCGTACTGCCCCGGAGAGTGCTATAATAATAAAGGTATGAGTAATCGCTCGTCTTTTCCGGGACGAGTCCCCGCCGACGTTCTGCAAAGCGTCGGCGGTTTCTCTTTTTCTGTCCTGCATTGTCAATCCTCCGCGCGGCGGTAAAGTTCTACGAAGTCCGCCACGAAATCGAGGATAATCCGCTTTGCCTCATAATATATAATAGGTAGGAGCAAGAGCATGAACTCGCCGCCGACGGCCTTATAGCCTCGCCACGCGAGCGCCGCGCTCAAGCCCTTTGTGAAAACGACCGCCGTCACGATAAGCACGGCGAGGAACTCCGCCGCCGCGAGGCGGCTTTTCTTTTTTCGTCTCATTCTCTGCCTCCCGTAATTATGCGGAGCGGGCAATTATCGAGGCGCTCTTTCGACACTCTGATACCCCGCGTCGCATAAAGTGTCCCGCGAGCCGTGCAAGCGCCGTCGCTACCGCGTCCTCTGTTTCCGCCCATGTTTTCGTAATATTTGCAATACGCACACGCCGTCGGGATTTTTTTCATTTGCGTTATTACAACGACTTTCCCGAGGAGTTCACTCCCGGACGGCTCCCGAGCAAACTCTTTTCGCGTAGTGTGCTTACACGGATTTCCGCAATTCCGCTTGTTACACTCGGTATTTTTCTGCGGGTCGCACTCATATAATTTCGGAAATCTCATTTTTCGCCCTCCTCGTCCTCCGGGATAGGCGTAAAGCACTCGCAACGGAGGACTCTTTCTTTCTCGTCTGCATGAATAGGGCTCGGGCGGCGGCTGTCCATGCGCTCTATACATGGGATGCAGTAATCGCCGTCTCTGTCCTTGCGCTGGTCGTGTACTTCCCGAATGTTGTCGCACTTGCGGCAATCGAACTCGTACCGCCATTTCGGGAGATTTTGTTTCCGACGGCGCATCATGCTTGTACCTCAATCCACGGTCTGAGGCTCGACTCGTCCTCCTCCACCGCGTCAACGGTTGTGATAATCACGCGCGTTACAACGTCGCTCGTACTGCCGCCGTACCCGTTTTCTGCCCGGATTTGGAGCGAGCACTCGTCCGGGTAGTTTTCTGTAATTTTTCTGAAATCTCCGAGTGTCATATATGTTCCTCCTTGTGGCTTGCTCCCCGGCATTGAGCCGGGGAGCTTTTTAATTCCGAATTTTACAAGTCAAAGCCGGGCGCGAAGCCGAGGGAATAGTACGCGTAGGCGTAGCTGACTGTCACGACGGTGTTCACAATCACGAAATAGCCGGAGTAGCTCGCACGCGGAGAACGGAGCCACCAATACCACGTCCCGTCTCCGACGTGCTCTTTCACGCGGTCGCGCTCGCACTTGAAAATCTCAAGTTGATAGCTGT